TTCAGCTTCGTGTAATTTTTCCTTTAGGGCATTTCTGGATCGAGAATGAAGCTCCCTGGCAGCTTCTTCAGCCCCGGGGGTTTCTTCTTGTAGCCCCCTCCGGTAAGCCTGCACGGCCCTGCGGCTTGAAGTTCCGTACTGCTCAATCGTGCTCTCGGCCTCTCTAGCGAAACGATCCGCTATCTCCTTCAAGTTCTTATCCTGAATCGGAATAATTTTACCTAATTCTTGATCGTAAACCAGTCCAACTTTAGCCAACTCAGTTTCGTATTCCGCGAGCATTTCTCCAAGCTGCCGGTGAACCTCAGCCTGACGTTCAATGTGTTGCTGCTTAGCCCGCTCAATATCATCGTAAAAAGCCTTGCTGCCCACAGTGCCCTTCTCGGCGTGGTGATTAATTATCGTTTCGAGCTCTTCGTTGTGCGCTCTCTCGAGCTCTGAAAAGAGCTCGTCATGATATTCGCCATAGAGCTTAAGAATCTCGTCCCTGTTCTTCCCTTTTTCTTTGACGATGGATTCGCTGAGTTCCTGTTCCTTGAGCAGCATAAGGGCCTTTCTTTTTTCGGCCGTAAAGGCTTCTTCTCTGGCGAGCTCTTCTTGCAGCCGGACCATTTCAGCATTCTGCTCCGCAGTCAAGCTTCCCATCTCTTCGTAATGAGCGATTTGGCTGCGCAGCATTTCAGCGTTGCTGCTTCCCTGAGAATCAAGCATTTTAAGCTGGCTGTCCACGAATTTTGAAGTCATGTTGTCAAAAGTATCGGAAGCCACCTGCCCGAAGCTCCGAACATCAAGATTCATTGCCCTTGTATAGAGTTTAACAACGCCGGATACCAAGGCAATAGCTGCGACAACGGCGAGTATCGGTCCTCCCGCCGCGGCCAGCCCCGCAAAGATTCCGCCCATAGCGGTGGCAGATGCACCGGCAGTAGCAGCGGCTGTGCCCGCAGCGCCTAATGCGGCACTAGCCGCGGATGTGGCTGTTCCGACACCCTGAAGCGCGATTTTTGCTGCGCCAATTACGCCGTTGATGGTCTGAAACGCCTTGATAGTGTTACCGACCGAAGTAATCATTTTGCCGAAAAACATTAGAACCGGACCGGCGGCAACGGCGATTAAGCCAAGCTTGATATAAAATTGTCGAGTATGGGGATTAAGCCGCGAAAACCAGTCTGTGAGCCGGATCAGCTTGTCAATAAAATTGGAAAACATGGTCCCCAGGGTGTCGGCAAGCGGCCCCAGAAACGTAGGCAGCTTTCTCACCAGATCGGTGAGTTTATGGATCCCTTCGATAAGCTTGGCAAACATCTCATCGCCAACAATCTCATCGGCAGTCCAGCGCCAGGCGCCGCGGAGTGAATCCATGGCGCCCGCCCAGGTATTTTTCAAAGCACCGAGGGAGCCGCCCAGGGCCACAGTGGACCCAGCTATGCCTTCGGTGCCGTTCATGATTCCATCAACCAACCAGTCTATGGCCATTTTGCTGTCGATGGCACCCTGGGAGATCATCTTGCGCATTTCATCAATACTAACGCCGGCCTTGTTGGCCATGATGGTTACCGCGTTGATCCCTTGCTCTCCAAGCCGCCGCAGCTCCATGCCGGTGATCTTGCCCTGTGACTGGATCCTGGCAAATACGTCAGTCAACTGGTCAATGTCTTCCGCCCCGCCGCCCATTGCAGCAACGGCGTTTGCGATGGCCTCCATCACGGGGTGTGTGTCTTTAGCGGCCATGCCAAATGCAACAAGTTTCCTGTTGGCGTCGACCAGGTCCGGGAAGGCAAAGGGCGTGGTGCGCGCAAAGGCCAGGATATCATCCATGTGCTTCTTCGCAGCCTCAGAGCTGCCGAGCAGAACGCCAAAAGCCTGTTTCGCCTCCTGTTGGAAGGCCTTGAACTGCACGCCGGTCTTGATCAGGCTTCCGGCCAGGCCAACCACCGGGGCGGTAATGGCCAGGGTCAGCCCCTTGCCAATGCCGGTAATTGTGCCGCCTATTTTGGTCAGCCCGTCGCCCAGACGGCTCATGTTTGCGCTGGCTTCCTTGACCTTTTTGGCCTGTGCCTGGCACTCTTTTTCAAAGCCTTTAAGCTCGTCTTTGGCGGTGGTGATGCCCGCACGAAGGCCGTCTACCTTGGCCCTTATATTTGCAACTACACTTCCAGCATCCAAAGCCATGTTCAAGCATTACTCCTTCCCCCGCCAATCAAAACTTTTAGCCCCGCCAGTTTCGCCCGCTCCAGATTCTCGGGTGCAGGCCTCCTTGCAGATGAGCCAGAAAAAGAGCCACGCTGCGATAGAGCCTGCCCCCGGTAGTGGTTGATCAGGTCCTCGCGGGATTTTTGGGTTGCCCAGGGCATAAGCGCAATGTTAAGAGCGCTAAGCCGCTCTTCCGCCCGGCGCCGCCGAATTCGCCCCTGCAGCTCTACAGCCTCATCAACGTAGACCTGCTCCAGGATGTCTTGCTTTGACCAGCTGTAAGCCGCGGCCAGCTCGTCGATAACCCCTATCAACCAGGCTTCCGAGGCTCTTACCGCTTGATCGCCGCCAGTTAGCTCTCCCGCTCTGTCTCCGCCACTATCCTTCCGGCTATCTCCAAGATCTCCGTCCGCCCGAATCTGGCTGCTATTTGCTGCAAACGGCTGGCTGCGCCGAAAAAATCATTTACCTCGACGATGGCCTCAAACAGCATGGTGCCCTCGCTAAAATCAAGATCGGCCACATCCTTTTCAGGCACACCAGAGGCGATAGACAGGATGCTGATCAAGTCAGGCCAGTGTTTGGCCAGGATCACCGGTAACTGCAAGATCGTGTCCGTAACCGGATCGGATGTATCTGCAGGTTGCCCATCTTTATCCAGCGTTTCACCGAACAGCTTTCTGACATTTTCAGAGATGCTGTCAGGGACCCCAGATATTTTTTTCAAAAATTGGCTGTACCGACCCAAAGGCATTTTTGTGACAGTCAGGACTTTTTCTCCCTGCTCACCTTCGGGCGTTATTGTAGAGACGGTAATCTTTTTTATTTTTGGTAGGCTGCTTACGCTTGCACTGCTCACTGACATTACACTTCCTTTGAATATGAATTTTGCTGCTGCAGGAACGCCCGTTCGTTGTCTCCTGCAGCAGCACGTCTTGGCCTTTACTTAACTGGTTACCATGGCCACGTTTACATCGGCATCCGCGCTGACAGTAACAGTGTTCGTAACCATGTCGTACGGCTCTTTCTCCGCCATCCAGACATAATCACCCGCCGGCAGCAGCCAGAAGGCTTTACCCTCAGCATTCGTTATTTTCTTGTTGCCGGTGCCGGCCAGCGCAATCGTCACACCCTGGACAGGGGTGGCCCCGGCCGCAGCAATAAAGGTAATCGTGTAAAGAGTGGATGTGGCCGCAGGATCGCCGATGGCCATGTAATTGCCGATTGCTGGGTTATCGTCTTCCTTCGGGTAGGCCAGGAACTCCACGTTGTACACCCGCTCACCCTCATAGTCGTAGCCCATCTCGATGGGCGTGATCGGACCGGCCAGCCAGAGGGTCACGTCGTCAGAGACATCCTCGGCTGCGTTTTCCACCGGGTGCATGGTAAGCTCTTTGGCCAGGCCCCGCATTGATGTCCCAAGGGCGCGGTCCACCAGAGCTTTTGATGCCCCGTCTCCCACTTGCTGCAGGAAGGTGGCCGCGCTCTTTATGCTCAGCCAGTCAGTCTGCTTCATGGGCACAATCGCCTTGATCGTCCAGCCGGTGATTCGGTGGTCTATAATCGAGCTGCCGTGCCGCGCAGTCTTGATCTCGCGGTAAAGCGGCTCAACATGCAGTTTTACGCCGGCATCCGTGTGCTTGATTGCCAGGTCCCCGTAGGTGATATTGCAGGGTCCCAGCTTGATCTCTTCAAACATGTTCCTCACTCCTGATATTTGATAAATAAAAAACCAGCCTTTAGGCGCTCAGTCGCACCCTGAAAAGAATGTTGAGGCTCACTTCGGCCCGGCCGGCCTCGTCGGGACTGATGTCAGTGGGCAGCTGCAGGGCCTCACTCTTCAGGATGTAAAAGGTGCCGGTTTCAATGCTGCCAACGGTGTAATTATGTTTCGAGGTCCAGGCGCCGGCATCAACCCTGCCATGGAACAACCTAAAGATCTTCCAGACATTGGCTTCGGCGGTGGGGTAGTCAACGGCCCGGGAAAGGAATTGTATGGCATGTTCCTGCACAGGCAGGTACTTCGACGGCGCCGGCCCGCCAGAGCTGCGGATTAGAACACATTCATCCGGCGCGGTGGAAGGGTAAAGCGAGCCAAAAAGGGTTTTGCCAAATTTGGCTATCCTGGCCGCCTCGACTTCACGGATCAGTGCCTGCAGGAACATGGCGCTCAGTCTCCTTCGTAGTCCTCTCCGACCATCTCTTTCAGGGCTTCTTCAACTGCCCCAACCGCAACGGCCGGTTCCGGGTCACGCTTTATGCCGCTGCACACCGGGCAGGGCAAGCCATTTACACTGTGGTATGCAGTCTTACACTTTCGGCACAGGTTCTTTTGCCCTGCGTTTTCCTTTTTCATGTCTCTGCCTCCTTAACCAGTTCCAGTTACATCCCTAATCGCCTTAGCCCATTCCTGCGGATACTTTTTGCGGTACTTTAGCAACGGTTTCTCCAAGTATTTCCGCCCCGGGCGCATCCCGTCCACAGTCGGCTTGCCCCGGGTAATTGGACCGGGCTTATAGATTTCTTCATGCCGCCTGGCAGCATAGACCTTGTGGAAACCAACCTCAACAGATACTTCACGGTTCACATCGTCGATTACAACCGGATCCTTTGTCCCGCTGCCCTCAAGATCGCCAGTAAGTTTCGGGGCCAAGCCTTTTGCTGTGGTAAGCAGGTGTTCTCCCGATTCGTCAATGGCCTTGGCCAGGATCTCGATGACTTCTTTCTCCCACTGTTCGAGGGCGGCGATTACTTCTTCCACACCTTCAAGCTCGATAGTGATCATGTTTGATCCCCGCCGTTTCCCGGATCTATCTCTCCGCCCGTCCCACCTTCGCCATCTTCCGGCCACTCAATATCCCCCGGCAGCTTTTCCTGGACCGAGGCGCAGAACAGCTTCCAGTGACTAGACCCGCCATAAAGGGTAATCATATTACCCGCCGCAAGCACTCTGAAGCGGTTGCCCTGGCAAGTGAACAGATCACCTGCCCCCGGAGAAATACAAAGCGGCGCCCAAACTTCCGCATCGCACATAACTTCTTCCCCGTTAGCCGCCCGGATCAGGCGCTGCTTCCCCTGCAGCCTGATCATGACGATTCTGGGCGGATAGTAGGTAACACGGCCCCACCCGTCATGGCCGGCCAAACGGTGGTATAATGCTTTTTGCCTCATGGCCCAGGCGATATCCATTGCCGCAGCGCCTCCGTCACAGAATTCGGCCAGTTTTAACACGGAAATAGCGGCCCAGGATCCGCATCGCTTCCGGGGCGATATGTCCAGGCTTGCCGGTGTAGTGCTCCCGAGCGTCTCCAACACTGCGGGAGATTACGCCAGTCTCCTGGGCGCGGATCCGCTCGCGACCACCCTGGGCTTGATCCAGCAAATACAGCGCCTGCTCGCAAATTGCGGCCCGCAAATCAGCAGCGCTGGGCCCGTCAACACCCTGAGGATAATTCAGGGTTTTAATGTCCCGTTCGGCGTGAGCTATCGCGGCCCGGCACTTATCACCATCCGCCAATTCCCAAGCATCGGCGAAAAGGTGGCTATCAAAGTATTCGTCTGCTTGATCTATGGTTAACAGAGCCATGAAATCAACTCCCGGAGAAAAGATTAAAAGGGGCCCGAGTTACGAGCCCCCTTCCCTAGCTATGCACTACCGCGATAAAGATCGCATCGATCGTCTCGAAGCTCGGCAGCAAAATCGCCGACACGATGGTCTCCACGTTCACCGGGTGCGGTTCCTTGATCGTGGTCACCGCTACGCCGGTATTAACGATCTGCACTTCGGCCGAGGTAGCCCCGGTCATGAGGTCGCTCTCTTCCGGCGTCGTCCCGTAGTAGGTGTTACCGAGCACACCGGGCGGGAGCAGCGTGAATACATCGTCCGGGAAGAAGAGGTAGCTCGCGCCGCCCAGGGCAACATGAAAACGCTTGTTGTAGACGGCCACCGACAGGCCCAGCTTAGCGGAGAGGTACTGCTGCAGCATGCTATCGGTCATGATGATGTTCTGCCCACCGATGGGGTTCATGTCGAGCAGGATTGACTTATTCGCCAGCAGGTAATTCCAGGTCTTCCGGGTACAGACAGCCCGGGTCGGCCGGATTCCGGTGTCATCCTCGATCTTGTCCTGCCAGGTCTGGATATCCTGGACGGGCGTCGCGGTATCGGTCTTGCTCCACTTGTTGTTAGCTACGTCTATGGTCGTCTTGTGCGTTTTTGGCAGTTTGTAGTCATAATCGTAACTCAGCCGGTTCTCAGCGGTGATCCTGATCTTCCCGGTCGAGAGCAACTGCATCCGCATCCGCTCTGCCTGCACCTCGGCACCGTTCACCAGGTTGGTTGCATCGTCGAAGATCCGGTTCAGGATCGGCTCCAGGGTGGCACGGTTAGCCGCGGCCAGAAGCTTGTTGATCTCCTGGCGGTCCTTCTCTCCGATCCGCATCGCTTCACGGAAAAACGGCATCTCGGTCTCGATCTTCTTGACGCCGATCCGGTCGCGCAGGGTTGCCTTAGCATCGAACGCCGAGGGGGTCAGCGCCACGGGCAACCCCTGGGCACCCTTGATCCAGGAAAGATCAAGGCCCATCTGCTTTTTCGCCGGGAAAAGGGTCGCACCGAGATAGGGGATCCGGTTCTCGGCTGCAGCGGTCCAGTAGGCGCCAATCTCCTTGGCATTAATCAGGTCAAAAATGGTCTGAGGCATTAATACCACACTCCTTGTAAATTTAACAGCCCACAGGCCGTTTTCTACTACTTAATGAACTTAACCATCGACAGCGCCTTTGCCGCGGCGGCGTCAGCTGCAACTACTCCCGGAATAGCCGCGTTGGCATCGCCGTACGGCAGGGCGTCGATCTTTACGAACCCGTGGATGATCATGGCGCCCTCTTTCGGCCCGTACGTTACATCCACGTCGTTCATCAGCACGCCCTCCGCGCCGGTTACCGAGGCCGCGGCTCCGCCCGCCAGATTGGCCTTGGCCACCGCAGCAACGGCCGCCTCACCGTCCGGGTTCAGGCTAGCATCGGCCACAACGAGCAGCTTTGCAGCCGCATCCGCATTGACAGCTTCAGCCACGTCAGCAGCGGTGCTGGTAATAGCTTTGTCCGCATCGGTCGCCAGGTTCACAGTGATGTCTTTACTGCTTACCGCAACGGACAGTTCCTTGCTGATGTCGTTGGGGTCAACGATCGTTACGGATACATCGTTCCCGGCGGTCCCGGCAGCCAACGCAGTAAAAACAATGGCGTTATCGGTGGCCACGGCGCCGGTAATCAGTGTCGCAGTTTTGATCGGGACGTACTTATCACTCACAGCCTGATCCAGATTCTCCAGTACCGAAGCAGTCGCGCCTCCCACAATGGCGCCCTTTGGCACGATCTTCTTGCCAGTCGCCGGGTCGGCTGCTACGCCGGTATCGCCCACCATCACTGCCAGCGCCACGTAGTGATCCGGGAACTTCAGGATCTCCTTGGTGCTCCCATATTCCTTTTCAACAAATTTACTCATCAGGGTCACTCCTTGTTTTATTCAGATTAACTCGCCTCACGCACAGCAGGTTTACACGCCAAAATAATGCTTCTGGCTGTCCTGCTGCTTTCCGAGCTGCTCCGCCTGCTTTTTGCCGAGAGACGCGCCAAAGGCACCCGCGTCATCACCGCCAGGCTGATCGCTGCCAGGATTGGAGCTGCCGCCAATGCCGCTGGTACCGCCAGACTTGCCGAGCAGCCAAGCCTTCTCCTTGACCATGGCCTCCACCAGGCCGTCCAAGCCGGTTACAGGCTTATCGTCCTGCGTAAGTTGTTTACCATCCGCATCCACCGGGAACACGGTCATGGATTCCAGATCCACTTTTATTCCGGAGAAATCAGCCAGCTTGTAGGCATCCTCCAGGGCCTCCTTGCGAACGCCTGCTTTGACTGCTGACGCCATAAAAGCGGCTTTCTTTAAGGCTTCCTGAGCCTTTTCCACGGTTACGTTACTGCTCGACGTCGCTTCTTTAATTTTGGCTGTGATAGTTTCAGTAGCTTCTTCAGGTTTGATTTTTGAAGCGTCGAGCTGCAGCACCTTACAGACGCTCTCCAGGAGCGTCTTGCTTTGACCCTCAAGGTCAGCTGCTTTCTTATTTGCTTCGTTGAGCTGTGTGGTGAGCTTCTCGCTTTCTTCTTCCACCGCACGAAGCTTCTTCCGCCAGCTGGCTGCCTCATCGCGCAGCTCCTGGACATACGCCGCGGAAAATCCTCCGCCTCCGCCGCCAGCAGGGGGAACATCGCTACCACCGCCACCAGTAAAGCAGGCTGGGGTCAATCCACCAAGCAAACTAAAAGGGTTGACCACCGGGGGCAACCCGGAAAAGGAATAATGAAACTTTTTGTTTTTAGGCATCGAGCCTCTCTCCTTCGGGCGCCTGGCCCATGAATTTAGAAATGCAATTTGTTGTCCTTCAGGACTTGATGCAGGCAGTTCGCAAGACGCTCAACGATCGCTTCGTCTTGCTCCAAGGCGCAAAAATTTAATACACCGTGTAAAACTTCGTGAAGAAAAACTTTTCCGGTATAATCTTCCGGCATACCCTTTTTAATGCGGATTTCTTGCTTGTCGTAAAGAATGTAACCGTCAACCTGGCGATCTTCCTCCGATACATTGTCCATCAGTCTAACAGTGTAAATAATACCGCCGATCTTCACCCTTTCCGGTATTTCCATAACTACCTCCCTATAAGAAAAGCACTTCATGAGCGCTTTTAGTAAATGCAACCTTCTGCCGCTTCGCCCTGCTAAATGAGCGCCTCGCGGCCTTCCTATGCGCCCCCGGTTGTGGTAATCTTGGTACAAGCCAACACCTGGAGGTCGCCTTTGAACTGGACGATCCACAATGACCTGCAGTCGGTAACCGTAGGCATCAATGCGCGGATGAGGCTGTGCCGGCTGCAGAAGATTGTCCCCACGCTCATCCGCCTAGGGCCCCTTCACTCCATCCTGTTCTGGAAGGAGAGGTGGGTGCCTTATGTACCAACGGGCGGCCCGCCAAAAAACGGCGCCGGCCAGGAAATCCCTATTCTCTCCGGTGACGTTGCTTGGGATCGGGAGCGCAGCTGCTGGTGTTGGACCTTTCAAAAGCGGCTTATCCCGATGATTTTTAACGACCCCAAACTTTACGGCATCGCCGTGGATGGCGTTCCATGCAACCCCAAGGCTGAACATGAAACAACCTGAGCCCCGGCTTTACTAACCACTCTTTATCGCCCGCCCTACGTCCCGGTACAGCTCCTGCAGCTCCTGCCATCTGGCGCTTTCTGCACGTTTGCTCCGGGCGAAACTTTGAATCGTGCCCACGTTGTCGGTCCCCAGCCGGGCCACGTAGCGCTCATACTGCCGACGGAGTTCGTTCTTTTCCCGGTTACCGGCCTGGGTGGCATCGTAGACTTTCTTCTCGGCCTCGCTACGGGGGTCCACATCAAGCGGCTGCCGGCTGTATTCCTCGCGCCAGTCTGCCTGATCGTCGTATTTGCGGATATAAACGCCGATGTTATGGCGGCAGTTTGGATGGGCGGGAATGTAGTCTTCCCAAACCGGGTACCGCCCGTCCTGGCCACTGAGTGAGAACACCTTGCCTCCCAGGGGCGCGCACAGCTCGCATGTCGGGTGATGCTCGCTTACCAAGATCAGGTCATATCCGCCGGCGTAAGCCCGATTTACGGTGCCCTGCGTTGTCGCTTCCCGGGTCGTGGTCCTGGCCACCATCGTGCAGTAGGAATCAAGGCGCCAAACCCGGCCAGCCTTGTCTTTAAAGCTGTCAAGACCTGAAAGCACCAACCGCTCTTTCATCGCCCCCACAGTCTCCCGGATCGTCTCCCCGGTAAAAAGGCGTTTCATGGTTGACTCAAGACCTACGCGCCGGAACACATCGTCCATCTTCCGGCCCATGGTGGCTGTGGCCGCCCGGACCGCGTCTTGCATATTATAGGCCACCACCTCGATGGCGCTCCGGTGGAGTTTGGTAAAACTTTCGTATTTCACAGCGCCCCGGAGATCCCCGGTGGCGGCTGCGTAAAGGGTAGGGTCAAAAGCCCCATCCCAGCCGCGACGGTATTCCAGCGGAATATTTCGCTCAATCCAGGCGTCGGCGTACTCGTCGAGCTCGGCCAGGATAGTCTTTGCTTCACGCAACGCAGCGCGCGCCGCAGTGTCACTCCTTTCCCGGGCCACCAGGCGTTCCAGCCGGGCCAAAATCTCCAGGACCCCGTTTTGGTAAGCCCTCCGGAGCGCCTCAATGCTCGGCGCCGGCGACGGTATTGCGCCAGGCATCAGTCACCACCACCGCCAGTGCCGCCGCCAAGATCGCCGCCAAGATCGAGGTTCAGCATTTTACGCCCACCCTGGCTGCCCTCCGGTGCTGGCGGAGCCCCGGCAAGATCGTCCTCTTCAATCCTCGCCAGTTCCTGCTCGAGATCGTCACCTTTCAGCCCATCCAGGCGGCGGATCGCACTTTCCCGGCTTGTTGTGGCCTTGCTGCCTGTGCGCATGGCCTCCACCTGCGCCTTTTCGAGATCGTCATCCGGTAAGCCGTCGCGCCATCCGATACGGTGGTCGATATTGTCCGGGTCCGGACCGCCGGCGTGTATGGCCTCCAGGTATTGCGCAGCGTAGACCACATTTCGCAGAGCCTGGTCAAAATAGAGCTTCTTCCGGTTGATCTTGGCCAAGGTCCGGATAAGTCGGAATTTTAATGCCCGGCCGCTTTCTGCCAGACCGCTTTTATTCAGTCCAAATACGTCCGGCGAAGTCTCCGACATCATCATGGCGATTTCCAGGATTATATCTATCTGCTTAAACGCCGCCTCAAGCTGTGCATCCCAGGTC